TTAAGCCAGTCTGCCTTTGCAGCTCGTTTGGGCATTTCTCGTGCCAGCGTATGCCAGCTCGAAAGCGGTATAAATGGCGCTAGTAATTCTACTGTTATAAATATCTGCAGGGAATTTAACGTAAATCGAGAGTGGCTAGAGACTGGCAAGGGCGACATGCTCATAAGCCTAAACGACGGCGAAAAGCTCGCTAGGGTTGTTGCTGATGTTCTGGCAGACGGTGACGACTTTGTAGTTAAGACATTCTTAGCGCTAGGGCAGCTTAGCCCGCAGCAGTGGCAGCTAGTAAAAGACTTTGTAGACAAAATTAAAAGCGGCACGTAAAGCGCCGCTTATTTTTTACCTTATTAGCTTGTCTTTTATGCCTAAGATAAACTGCAGTATGATTTTAAGCGCCCTCTGGTCGTTAATACCGTCCAGCGCGTCTATGATCTGCTGCTTAAGTTCCTTGTTACTCATGTCTTAGTACCTCACTTTCTTAATATATTTTGCGGTACAGACATATTAACGCCCTTTTTAGTCACTATATCCCCTTTTTAGTCACTTTTAAGAGCGTTTATACACATTTTACATACGAAAGCGTGATTATATGAAACTACCAAACGGCTACGGCTCTGTTTATAAACTATCTGGCAAACGACGTAACCCATATATAGCCCGTAAAACTACGGGCTGGTCTATTGATGATAGCGGCAAAGCTAAGCAGCATTTTGTAACAGTCGGCTATTATCCTACTAAGGCTGCTGCACTGCAAGCGCTGGCAGACTTCAACGCTAACCCCTACGACATACAAGTAAATACGATTACATTTAAGGAAGTATACGAAAAGTGGTCTAAAGAGCATTTCGAGCTTATAGTACCCAGCGCCCGCCGTACATGGATAAGCGCGTATAACCATAGCGCCCCGCTGCACGATATGCGCTTTAGAGATATACGCGTAAACCACTTAGAGCAAACTATTAAAGACGCGGCAGCAGGGCAGCCCACTAAGCAGCGCATGAAAAGCCTTTATAATCTCATGTATAAGTACGCTCTTAAGCATGAAATATGCGACAAAGACTACGCAGCGCTGTGTAATAGCGTTAAAAAGGGCGAAAAGGTTATTAAGCGCGTGCCGTTCTCTGATAATGAAATAGAAACGCTGTTTAGTAATCTGGCTTACCCGTTTGTAGACATGCTGCTTATAGGAATATATAGCGGCTTTCGTCCACAAGAGCTAGCTATACTTAAACTAAGCGACGTAGACTTAAAAGAGCGTACCATAATAGGCGGGCTTAAGACTGACGCAGGGCGCAATAGAGTAGTACCGATACATAGCCGCGTTTATGATCTGGTCGAAAGCTGCTATAACAAAGCTGCTGCCGCTGGCTGTGATACCCTCTTTTATGATGAAAGCAGCCAGACTGGTAAAGAGCTTACGTACGATAAGTGGCGCGGGCGCTTTAAAAAGATTATGAAACGCTTTAAAATGCAGCACACGCCCCACGATACCCGCCACACGTTCATAACTAAGGCTAAGGAAAGCGGCGTAGACGAGTATATACTTAAGCTCATTGTAGGGCACGCCATAGACGACATAACAGAAAAGGTATATACACATAGAACACTAGACGAGCTTAAGCAGGAAATAGAGAAAATAAACTAATATTATAAAAGGCGCTAACGTCGGACACGCTAACGCCTGCTGCCAGTATTGCGACTACTGGCTTGCTATGAAAAAAGACACGTATATTATAGCATAAAAAGAGCTAGCCAGCTGCTATACTGGTTAGCTCTTTTGTTAGTTACGTGTGTTAGTTACTTGTTAGTTACGTGTTAGTTACCCGTACTATTTTGTACTATCTCACATTGTTTTAGATTTTTGCAAAGCCTAGAAACTACGGCGTTTCTTAAAACTTGCCAGCCTTTGCAGCCTCTTCGCTGGAAACGGCGGGCGCGCATTTTCTGGGCTTTTCTCTATCGGTTGTTAGTTACGTGTCACTTACTGCAGCTTTGCCGTACCGTCTAAGACTGCCTTAAGCGTCGCCTCTTGGTGTATAACTGTAACTGCCTCTCGCACTTTCTCTGGGCTTGTGTTCTCTCTGCAGTATCCCTCTTGCCGTCCATTGTCTACCAGAAACGGCAGCAGCGGGCAAACATTGCAGCCGTTTTGCAGCTGGCATGCTGCATTAGCTGCTAGTATTCTTACTGCCTCGTCGTGCCCCATTATACTACAAGCTCCCAGCCCACTACAATATAGCTAGCTGTAATCTTAGGGTACTTGCTGCGGTTAGCCAGTACGATAGCGTTAACGGTTGTGCCGTATTTCTTTGCGATCTGGCTAAGAGTGTCGCCGCGTTTTACTTTGTGTGTGCGTGTGGCAGCAGGCGTGCTGCTGGTTGTTTGTACGTTCTTAAGGTAGTTGCCGCTCATGTAGCCCACTACGTTACCATATTTGCAATGATACCAGCCGTTAACTACTGTGCCGTCTACTTGTACGGTGCAGCCCTTGTTAACTACTAAGAGTGTACTAAAGCTCGTGCCAGCTCCCGCCCTCATGCGTAAGTTAGCTGTCGTAACTGCTGTGCCTGTCGCCTTAAAAGTAGGCTGCTGCACTGGCTGTGCTGCTGGCTGCTCTGCGATTAAGTCCAAATTATCGTACTTAGTTAGCCCGTAAGTGTTAATAATATTCATGTTTGTATTAACATACTTGCTGCTGGTCGCGTAGCCGTCTGCTTTGATGTACTCTAAGTACTGCTTTGGTGTGGTGGCTGTCTTAAGGTTAGCGTATCTACTCCAGTTAATAAACTTAAAGTAGCCCTCTACGCCCTCTTCGTAACTGTCGTATGCTCTAAAGTTGTCTACAATGCTGGTAAGTACTCCTACTTGGTACTCTTCTTTTGTCTTTGCAGAAACGCTGCGCCCTTTCCATGCGCTGCCGCACTTCATGCCGAAAAAATTAAAGTATGGTGCTTTGCTTATCCAGCTTGTACCGTATGCGCTCTCGCAGCACGCTTGCGCAATAATAGGGCTAGCTACCTTGTAGCCGTACTGCTTGGCGTACTTTTGTACTAGCGGCGCTATCGTCTGTATAAATGTTGCTACTTGTGCTGCTGTTGCCATGATCTGCGCCCCCTATTCCTCTTTAACGTTGTTATTTACAATTTCTTTTACTGCGTTGTTACTCTCTAATAGGCGTTTCATTTCCTCTAGCGCCTCGTCTACCAGTGCGCTAAACTGCTCGAAAGTAATAACCTTTGCCAGCCAGTTAAACTTAGTTAAAAACAAGTCGTACACGTAGCGTAGCTTTAGCTTGCCAGTGCCGCCGCCTAGTTCTTTCTCTGCCATAGTCACTGCATAAAGCAGCCACTCTTTTACTTTTGCAATCTGTGCAGCTGTTGGCATGTTGGTAAACTTAATTACAGCTGTTACCACTGATACTACGAGCGCTACTGCTGCAATGATAAGCGCCCAGCTGTTAATAATCTGCTCCATGTTTATACCTCTTTTCTAGCCCTGTGGCTCGTCGTAGCCGTCCTCACGGCTATTTCTTAGTATCTTGGTGGCGTTCTCTACTCCTGCTTTTATCATGTAGCCGCCTACTACTACTCTAAATGTCTCGTTAGTCTCTGTAATAAGCGTAGCTAGCGCTGTGGTGTCTGCTGCAAGCTCTACAGCTATGCAGCAGCATACCATAGCATAGATAAAAGATATAAAATAGAGTGCCGCCATAATCACTACAACGCGCTTGCTAAATTCCCATAGCCAGCGCCCCGCAGTTCTTATGCGCTTTCTCTTTTCCACTTCTACTGCCCTACTTTCTAAGCGCCTGCTCTAAGTCGTTAATACGCTGCTCGTGCTCGTCTATGCGCTTGTGCATGCTCTTTTGACTTTCCAGCGCTATAAGTAGCTTGTCGTGGTTGTCGCGTGTGTCCTGTCGCACTGTATCTATCGCGCCGTCTATCTTGTTAAGCTGTTTCTCGATATTGTTAAGGGTAAGCATTACTTGTGTGTCTTTCGCTTGTTCTTCTCTCGCGCGTTGCGCCCGCTGCTCGTCCTCTGTATTGTCTGCCCGTCTGTTGCTTAGTACTCCGTTTTTGATGTTCACAAAAGCCATAATACAAGAAACAATAAGCGCGCCTATGCTTATGTAGTTTGCTGGTGTCATACGCTATTACTCTGCCTCGTAAGGCTCGCCAGTAATAAGCTCGTACTCTTCTGGTGTAATGCTACCCGCTCTAACAAATACTGCTACGTCTGCCTCGTCGTAAATACCTTTGTCATAGTAACGTTTTACGGTCTTATAAAGTCTGCTCATGGTTTAAACCCCCTGTACTGTAAGTAAAATGTCTGCTAGTACCTCGTCTTGTTCTGCTAGCGTTGCCTGTGCGTCTGCCTGCTGTAAAAGTACGTCGCCGTATACGCTGTCGTTAGCTGCCTGCTGCTCAATTACTACTACAAGCTCGCTGTAAATTGCCTCGTTTTTCTCATACTCTGCGCGGCTAATTGCTGCCTCGTCGTATTTCCATACGGGCACTTTAACGCCCTCTGCGTCTCTTACTGTCGCTTTGGTAATGTTCTTTCGTATGTAAACCGTACTAGGGCTGCTGTCTAGGTCTAGTACTGCTGGCTGTGTTGTCTGCGTTCCTGTCGCTTTTCTCCACTCCATTTTTTAGCGCTCCTTTCTTGGCTCTTTTTGATGTGAATTTCTTTAGTTTTCCTATATTCACATACGGGCGTATATAGTCTCTGTAAGTGCCGTAGCAGTCCGTATGCTTAATATAGCCCATGTAACTAATCATACCTTGCGCGCCCTGTATGGTCGTGTGCTTACCTACGTGCCTTGCCTTGCGTACAATACGTATGTAAATACTTTCGCGTAGTATGGTTTTCTCGCGGTAAAATTGCCAGCCCATAAAGTCTAGTGATCTGCCGCGCTGTCGTCCGTTCCTGTCGGTATACACAAGTCTAAATACTTGCCAGTTTTCCTTAATACGTAAGTGTAAGCGCTCGCTTAAGTACTTCTCTATAGCTTTGTGTATCTTGTGCAGTTCTTTCTTATTGCCGCCCAGTATTACTATGTCGTCCATGTATCGCATATAGTACTTGGCGTGCAGCTCTTCTTTTATGTAGTGGTCTAGTGGCGTTAGCATAAAGTTTGCAAACCACTGGCTAGTATAATTGCCTAACGGTAAGCCCTTTTCGCAGCTGTCTATAACTGTGTATATAAGCTCTAGCGCCCGCCAGTCTTTTATTTTAGCCTTTAGCATGCTCTTAAGTACGTCTTGGTCTACACTCTCGTAAAAGTGCTTAATATCCATTTTAAAAACATACTTAGTGCCTTTTACGTCGTTCCTTATCCACTTTTCTAGCCGCCGCTTGCCGTAGTGTGCGCCTCTCTTTGGAATACTGCCGCAGCTGTACTCGTACATAGGCGCGGTTAATATCGGCTGCAGTACTTGTATAATGCAGTGGTGTATAATCTGGTCGTACTTGTAATGTGGCTTGCGTATGCGCCGTACTTTGTGGTGTGTACCCTCGTTAACAATACACGGCGCGTCTACGTGTGCCTTATAGCTGCCAGTAAGTAGCATGTTGTGTACTACTTCTACGTGGTAGTCTATGTTATCTATCACTTGTTTAACGTCTTTTCTATGTCTTTTTCTCTTGCTTGCGTTAAGTATTGCCTTTCTTACGTTGTCTTTGTCTGCGATCTGCTCTAAAAGGTGTTTGTAGGTTTTCAAGGTGTGACTTATTCTCCTAAAGGGTTTTCGTTATTCCTGTACTACTAGCCCTTACCTTTTGCGGGTGTATTTCCACTTGCTAAATAGCTAGGCGTGTTGCAACGCCCTGCGGTGTAGGATAAAAGGGCACATTTTGTTAATATTCCATAATTAGAAAAGTCTAGGCAAGCCCGTAATTCCAATTCGAGTTCGAGAGCGCATTGTTCACATTCAAAGCGCGCCCAACGTGCAAGCCATTGTTACCATTGCTGCCAAAGCGGGCAAAGTAAAAGCAGCTTGCAGCTCCGCTAAGTCGTGCCCTTAAACCCCTAATATATTTACACTTTCAAAGCGCATAGGGTATGCGGGGGAGTGCTCCCCCGTTCCCCCTGCGGCTTACGCCGCTAAAGGTTGCTCGCAAGTCAAGGCAAGCCCGCAAGCCCAAGTCGAGTACGAGAGCGCAAGGTTCACAGCCAAAGCGCGCCCAACGAGCAAGCCAGCGTCACCAGCGCGGCCAAAGCGGGCAAAGTTCTGCTGCGTAGTATTCCACCATGCGCCGTCTGGTATATAAGTGGTTTCGCTGCCGCTTGCTGTTGTAGGTAAGCAGCCGTACTCGCTCATATTGTGCGCCGACTGATAGCCGCCACTTGTACCAGATAAGCCAAAGCTAGTAGCTGTATAGCCTGTGCCTGCAGTGTTGTACGGTGCTGTCATTTTTACGCCGTACTTGCCTGTAGTGTTGTATACAAGCCCCTGCATAATTTTCCAGATATTGCCCCAGAAATTCTCTAAGTGGAATACCTTAACGGTGTTGTTTTCTCTCTTGCCCCAGAATTGCCCTTTAGTATTGCCTAAGCCTGCTGCCTTAAGGTGGCTAGCCTGCGACATGCCCGTATACCAGCCGTAGCCCCATGCGTGCTGTACGTCGTCGTCTAACGACATAAGGGTTAGTAAATCCCAGATAAGAGCTACTCTGCTCCATGTGTCGCTATCCCATAAGCTGCCGTTAGCCTGTGCATAGCTAAGCTGTGTGCCGCCTGCTACCGTGTTGTTAGGTGTAAGCCCGCTAATACTACGCGCCTTGCTGTTTACTACGCCAGCGTCATAGATAGAGCGTGCAAACCACTCCATAATAGTACCGTCGCTGCGCTGGTGTGCGTATGCCTTAAAGTCGTCGTTAAGTTTGATGTTGCAAACTTGGAAATACTCGTAGTTACTGTCTTGCCAGCGCTTAACCCAGCATGTAGGAAAGAGCGCCATAGCGTTACCGTCGTAGCTTGTGTTAGCTACGTCGCTGGCTGTGCCGTCTGCTTTCTTTGTGTAGTCGTTAGGGTTAAGCTCGTAGTCTATAGTGCCGTCGCTCTTAAGCATTACTGGCTTGTTGCCTGTTACAAACCACGCATTAGCCCAGCCGCCTAAGTTAATTTCGCCTGTGCTTGCGTTCATGCTTGCGGGTGTAAGCCCTACTGCCATGTCTGTAGCTACTACTCTTGTCTGCGGGTTACTGTCTGCCTTAGTTCTCTTAAAGCCGTAAAGTACGTATGCTTTAGGCGTTGCTGTCTGTCTGTTAGGGTGGCTGCCCGCAAGTACTCTTAAGCCTGCTGCCCTGTTAACTACGCCATGATCTGTATAAGGGAAAGCTGCAAAGTAGTACTGCTGGTCGTTTGTAAGTCCTGTAACTTCCTGCTGCAATGCGCTGCCAGTTGCTACGTGGTCTACTACTACTGTGCCGTCTGTCTCGTCTACTGGGTAGTGGTCGTCGTTCATAACGATTTTAAAGCCCTTGCAGCTTGCTACTAGCTGCCCGT